CCACATCCGGCAGTCTTTCCTGCTGTCAATCTGGCCTCTCGGTTATCAGATAAGACAATTAATCACCCTTGGTAACTAATTGTCAAGTTATTTCTTCTTTTTCTTCTTTTTCTTGTCTTTGTCTCTCAGCATCTGCTCCCGCTGCTTCTTTCTCTGTGCCCTTGTACCCTTGGTTTCGGGTAGAGGTTTAGTACTGGATTCTCCTGGTTTGGTTTTCCCCGGTCGGTCGTCTGGCTTACCCTTGGGCTTACCTTTGACAGTAGGCCCAGGTTTCGGTGTCTTTTTCTTGTCTGATACAGGTCTCTCTAGTTTAGTCTTTTCTCTTGCCGCTGCCGCTCTTGCCCTTGCGGAATCCTTGGCCTGACTTCCCCAGTAGGGGTCTCCTGCCCTTGGGGAATCCTTGCGAGTGAAAATTCTAGCCCAGGGTATACGAGCCACTAAGGATGCCGCACCACCAAATGCCGCAGTTTCAGCAATGAAGCCTACGGCAGCCTGGAACTGACCTTTAGGGTCATCCTTTAGAGGATGAAGAGTTGAGGATTGATTGCCAAGCATATCCGGACCCGGAGAAGAGTGGATACTCCGGCCACCTTGCCCAGTCTGCTGGTTAACACCAGATGGGATACGTCCAATTTGGGCATCGTTGAATAGGCTCTGCATCCTGAGTTTTCTGTCCCTATCTTCGAAATGATGACTCAACTGTTCCATTGTCATATCTTTATAAGGGTCAGAGTACAGTTGAGTCGTCAGGTAACTGATAGGATTCGCAGTACGGTGGGCACCCATCGCCTGTTCAATAACTTTGGCTCTATCGGATTTCGGATCAACCTTCCCACCTTTCGGATCAACCTTCCCACCTTTCGGCTTCGGTGTCGGTGTCGGTGTCGTCTTGGAGGTAGTCGGTGCCTTCCCACCTTTCGGCGGCGGTGTCGTCTTGGAGGTAGGGGGTGCCTTCTTGGAAGTAGAATGCGGAATTGAGGTTAAATTCGGAGACAAGTAAATCGGAGGCTTTCGATTATATACGCTATAATCTGCCATGTATCCTGGTTGATTACCTGTCGCCCCTATCCACACAGTGGCGGAGTGTATACCTGGACCCACTCCCCATCCAGGCAAAGGGGATGCCCCCTCAAATTCCGACTTGCCGTGGTGGGCGATTACTGGAGGTGGCCCGTACTTGGCCTCATACTCCTGCTGGGTTTTCGGATGACGATGTTGCTTCTTCTTCTTAGCCATTAACTTCCCCTAACCCACGAACTATCGGGCTGTAACCTTGGATCGGACATGCCATTGAAGCCATCTTCTGACAGTTGCTTCTGGATGGTCATGAACTCAGAATAATGCTCGTCGTAGTCTGGGTGACGACTATTGTAGATCGCTCCCAGTTTCGCCAACTTCCTCGCCCTAGCAGCCAGAGAGGAATGGTCTGTTCCAAAATCGCTACCTCCAACGCTGTTCGGAACCGCTCCATCTGCCATGTTCATTCCCATCTTAACCATGAAGTCCATTACTTCAGGATGGTGACCCATCCCAGTTACATTAAAAACCCTATCAAGTTCAGGGTTGTCCTTTATCACCTTAGCATAGGCTCGCTCTGCAAGGGCAGACTTTGTTTCGAATTGATTACCGTACTTCTCCCTTGCGGCTTCTTGCCATGCCTTGACTGACTTGGCTTGCTCCGTATCGAGATTGGACTTGCGGTCCTTCTCAAGTTCAAGGATTGGAGCAATAACCTCTTGCCACTGATCTACCGACACCCCTTTGAGGAAGGCGTTCTTCCTAGCCGTTGAAAGAGTGCCACTCAGTTCCTCGTTTGTGCCTTCTGGGACAGGGTATCCATCATGAGATTCAGGGGCACCAAGTCCCCTATAGAAAGAACTCCACTCTTCTGGGGAAGACGATTCGCTCGGAACCCTACTGCCCTCACCCATCTTCTTGCTCAGACTGTGGTACGACATAGCCAAATCCTCCACTGAGGAAAACTTGCCAACCAAGGCATCTCGACCCTCCAGGTCTGCTGGTAGGGATTCATCCAAACTACTCATTCGTAACATCCTCTCTGACTCGCTTGCCCTGTCGGACCAAGGCTTCAATCTTAAAATAGGCTGCTCTAGATCCCTGCCTTTTAGCAAAAGCAATCGGATCTATATGATGCCGTTCCACACGGCCAGCCGCCTCTAGGTCTTTATTCAGGATCTCTTCCGGCTCAAGAGTCTCTTCTGCATGGAGTACCTTCTTCAAGTAGTCCAATACTCTTTGACCCTTTTCGGTCTTGAAGATCTCTTCAGTCTCAACCAAGAAAATCCTTTCTTCCTTACTGAGCATTAGTGGTCCTCTCTGTTACTTACCAAAAGTCTGGTGGTTTAGGCGGTGCATTCAGTGAGTTAAGCCACCTCTGCATCATTCCTGGGTTCATTGGACGGCCTGTCGGAGAGGGGAACCGATTAAACCCACTAAAGGTGCTAAGTCCTGGAGTAATATTAGTGGGAACTGGTGGGGGAACTGGTTTCGGCCCTATAGCATGGGAGAAGGGCTTATACTTTGCGGCACGAGCCGCATCTTCCATCCTACTTAGCAGATGTCCCCGTGCCCCTTCAAAGCCCTTACCACGCTGTACCTTAAGAATATGCGATATGGTATCTTTCGTAGTCCCAATCGGAGTCCCTAGTACATGGCCAGGGTATCTCATTGCAACATCACGCGGACCGAGCGGATTTCCCGGTCGTAGCAGATTTTTCGCTCGTGGCAGATTTTGGACGACCCTTCGTACTGTGGGGGAACCCAGGATTAACGGAGCAGATGCCGCTACTTGTAGCATCGCTCTTCTTCCCGGATTAAACGGAGTGGGAGCGGCTAATGCTTTTAACACCGTGCCGCCAACCCTAACCACCCCGGCCCCGCCGACGGCAAAAGATGCGGTGACTAGACCGGCAAGGGAACCCTTGGCCGCAGCCTTACTGGTACCCCTGTTGAAGTCCACTAACTCCTGCCCCCTGAAGCCCGAGTTGGCCCCTATCAAGTTATCAAACTTGTCCATTAGTACCACTTCCTTGTTGCGGTGCCCTTTGTTTCGGTGGACCCTGCTGCGGTGGACCCTGCTGCGGGCCGCCTTGTTGCATCGCAGCGACTTGCTGCATTTGAGCCATACGCTGTTCCACCTGTTTCTGCTCTGCCCTCGCTTGCCTGATCGCACTTACTTCTTCAGGACTCCTGAGTATCTGGGCAGGGACATCACTGACCCTAGCGTCATAGTTAGTCGCTTCACTCGAATTCAAATCGTCAAGCCAGATAGGATCCTGCGTAACCTGGAACAATGCTAGTCGCCGCTCCATGAATGCCTGAACCCTGGTTACTCCACTCTGGCGTTGAGCAGTGAAGAAAGGTGACTGATATACGATCTCGAAATCAGCGTCAGGAGCCATTTCCTGTAAGTAATCCAACTCAGGAAGGGAGCCAGCACGGTACATAATGTCAATGACAGATTGGATCAATGGATCCAGGAACTCATAGTTCACCGTATCAGCAGAGGCCGATAGACGAGACAACGCTCGGTTTTGACGCTGACGACTCTCTTCCGCTGAACGGGGCTGAGTGTCCGGCTCCTCAAGGATATCTCCGAGGAAAGCCTTCTGAATCTGATCACGATCCTGACGAGCAATAGAATCGGCAATAGCATAGTTAGTGTCAGACTTGAGATACTGCGGACCCATCTTCACAGCAGGACGAGTAACCATTAGACCGTTAGGAGTAATGTCCAACTCTACTACAGTGTCATGCTCTACCATTAATGGGGGATTGAGATCTTTACCAGCAGCGATCAGGATCTGCCTACGCAGTTCATTGATTCCCATTGCGTCGGCCCTAGCAAGGTGACCCCTGCCACGGCCATACTCTTCTCCGTCTACAACCATCCATCTAGCAACAATGTAAGGACAAGTGTCATAACCCGCCTTACGGATGACAGTAGGACCACCAATCCCACCCTTGCCGAGACTGGCATCACCAGCACCAGCGACATACACGCCTACGTACTCACGGTCCTCAGGAGAAATGACACCGCCGGGAATGAAGTCCTCGTTCTCGAATACAAAGTGAAGGAACGAGACTTCTCCCATCGGGTCACCAGCGTTTAGTTTATACTCCACATCTGGACCCGCCGCACCTTCAAAAAACCTGAACGCATCGAGGGCAGTCATTACCACTTGCCTGACAATGTAGTTAGGTCTACCCCTGTGCCCTACTTGGAACCATATATGTCCAATAGGGACAGCCTCAAAAACTAAACCACCGAATGTCCCTCGGTTCTTTTTCCCCAATCGAGGAATGTCTTCTCTGACATGGAGAGTTCCATTACCAAGGACAGCGAAGTCCCTGAGGAATGTCGCACTCTCTTTGTAGAAGTTACTGTCCGCTAATGCCGCAAGGATACGCTCGCCTACAACATCCAAAACCTGACGGACAGCAAGGACATCAGAGAATGGAGCCTTAGCCCTCAACCTCACCCAGTCATTGCCTGAAGGGATGATTGCACCCTTGATAAAGTTCACAAAGGAGTCAGCAGCATTCATGGCTGTAGTGTCAAAGACACCCTTAACCCTACGCTGCCCTTGTGAACGCTTGGTAGTAATGTCACCACGGTAAGGCATCATAAGGTCTGTGATGTCCTGCCAAGCCTTCTCGAAATTGTTTCGACGGCCCTTTAGGTACTCAAACCTTTTGATTAGTTCCTGTGCTTCTGGTAGTTGCATTATCTACCTTCTAC